AGACTGCTAGCACCAACGGCAGAGACGTAACTTACGGGCGTGAGTTTGTGGATATATTATCCGACAAGCAATTGGCGTTCCTCGTTATACATGAGGCAATGCACAAGGCATATCGGCACATGACTGTGTGGCAGAAGATCGCTAAAGAGAACCGGCAACTAGCCAATGCCGCGATGGATTACGTTATCAACTTACAGATACGTGATGCTGACCCACACGAAGAAGAAGTCGCTATGCCTCGCAAGCCTGATGGCGAGTTACTCGGACTGTACGATGACAAGTATCGTGGCCTCGACACGCACCAAGTTTACATGCTACTCAAGGAAGAAGGTGGTGGCGGTGGTGGGACTGGGGAGGACGGTGAGGGTGAGGGTAATGGTAGCGAGCAAGGGAACGGTCTGGGTGGGGGTGGCTCGGGACAAAGTGACGAGGCGTCAGATGGTCTTGATGAGCATGATTGGGATGGTGCCGAGAGTATCGATGGCGAGGCTAAAGAAGAACTTGAGCGTGAGATCGATAGTGCGTTGCGTGAAGGCTCTATCCTAGCAGGGAAGATGAAGGGCAACGTTCCGCGTGAGATCAGCGATCTGCTACACCCCAAGGTTGATTGGAAGGAAGCCCTGCGTGACTTTATTAAAGTAGCAACGCGAGGTGGCGATCAGTCGACATGGCGTAGACCTAATCGTAGGTTCTTGGCTAACGGCATCATCATGCCATCGACCGAATCGTATCGGGCTGAGACTTTCGTTCTTGGTGTCGATACGTCAGGCTCGATTGGTGGTGCTGAACTAACCGCATTTCTCTCCGAGGTCAAATCGATATGCGAGGAGGTAACTCCGCAGAAGCTCGAACTACTGTATTGGGATTCTCACGTAGCAGGGCGCGAAACGTATGTGGGCGCTGAGATGGAAACACTTGTTGATAGTACGAAACCAAAAGGTGGCGGTGGTACGACGCCCGGGTGTGTCCCTAAATACATCATCGAGCATAGGCTAGAACCGCAATGCACGATCATGTTGACGGATGGCTATTTCTTTGGAGGAGGTTGCGGTGATTGGGGTGGCGTTAATTCGCCAGTATTGTGGTGCGTCAAAGGTAACAAAGAGTTTGTACCTACGCATGGTCAGGCTGTTTTAGTGGAGGGCTTATGAAAGCGAATAGGTATGGCGTTACTGTATCTGCGCAAGCAGGTGAGCAACTTAAAGAGTTGCAGAAAATCTTTGAGCGTAAGGTGGGCTTCGAGCCATCGCTTGCTCAAGTGGTGGAGTATCTCATCAGCAAAGAGTATCAAGACTCGGTTGGTGGGGACAAAGTGACTAATAGTAAGAATGTCTAATCAAGGAGAGATCAACATGACAACAGTAAATCAAATCGACTCAGTAGGTATTGCAACCTCTAGCATGCTAGTAGAACTTAATATTTCTTGCTGGACTGCGCGCAAGCTCGACAAGAAAGTATCCGAAGAAATCGATACTGCTAAGAACACCAATGTCAAAGCAGGTAACTACCACAAGCATTTGTTGGCAGGTAACCCACACTTAGATGCGGTGGTTAAATACGCGGCTAATGTAAGACTGTGGAATACCAAGCAGACTATCCCTTGGTCAGATGCAGGTGGTCGTATCGTGACTATGGATAACTTGTTCACTGGTGGGTACAAGAGCCAACTCGACAACCACAAGATTGAATTCGATCGACTTGCCGCGAATTTTATTAACATCTATCCTACGCTGATATCAGCATCGGCATTTCAACTCGGGGATCTCTTCGATCGTAATGAGTATCCTGAGGCCGAGGACATTGTTAAGAAGTTCAAATTCAACTACACGCTATCGCCCTTGGCTACATCGGGTGACTTTCGTATCGACATAGGTGAACAGGCGCGGAATGAAATCATTCAGCACTACGAGGAACAATTCCAAGAGCGACTCAATGGCGCGATGCGTGATGTTTGGGATAGACTGCACGACTGCTTGAAGCACATGAGCGAACGCTTAACGAGCGAGGAGGATGGTACAAGAAAGAAGTTTCATGGTACGTTGCTAACCAATGCACGTGAACTTGTGGATTTGCTAAGCCGACTCAACGTCACGCAAGACCCTCAACTCGAGCAAGCAAGACGAGATTTATCGGCAGCACTTCTGAATACAGATATTGATGCTTTGAAAGACAGCGACTATGTGCGTGAGAACGTCAAGCAGAAGGTCGATGCCATCATTAACAAATTCAACTGGTAATAAGGAAACACCATGACTATTAACATAGACTACAAGAAGCACGACAAGTGCGATCTGTCACCTAAGCTCGAGATGTTCTTGAACGATCTCACTATCCGCAAACCAAATGTGAAGTTCGTTGTTGCTGGAACACGCGTTCACAATAATGTCAGGCACGTAAGAAGCGTTGACGTCTACGATGGCTACGAGAAGGTGGGTGCTATCTGCATAGAGACGGACTACAAAAGTACCGAGTCCGGTGATCTCTACGAAGTATCGTCCCCGAAGATCGTCAAGTCACGTGGTAGTGCCGACACTAGATCAACGAAGCATTACAAGAAAGCGTTGAAGCTAGCTACCGAGTTGTTCGAGAAGTCCCCTGCCGATGTACTAGCAAAGCAGATACATGAGAGAGTAGAGAGCTACATGAACAGTATGTGCCAATCTGCTGAGAATCAGTTTGAGCATAGCTTCTACAACCCACTAGCCCAAATTGGTATGTATCTACACAAAGTGAAACAAGATGGCCCACAACCTTTTCCGACTGATATTGAATCTAAGTTTGGTAAAGATTGGATGGCTAAGGGCGACGACTACCGCATTGCTAATTCGTTACTGGATAAGTTTACTAAGCATAAGAATGGTGTTGCTATTCGCATAGAGATGGATGGCACTATCAACGTAGTAGATATCGCCACAGTCAGTATGCTGTACGAAGCGAAGTCAACCTACGACTTGCCTAACAACTATCAAGAGAAGATTACTATCGCTAAGATTCTTGAGCATAGACAACCAGTAGAACATATTGGCGTAAGGTTTGATGATGCTTCTAGCGATCACCCTGAGAGAGCTTACTTCTATCTAGTAGGTGGAGAAACATTCACCGACTGCTAAGTTAATTACTTAACTACCGAGACACAATGACTAGTGGTCATTGTGTCTTTTTTTACGCCCGACCATTGTGTTGGGCTTTTTTATGTGCTATACTGAGTCAACATTGGAGAATAATTATGGCGATGACACCCGAAGGAAAAGTAAAAGCTAAAGTTAAAAAGACTTTAGATACTATGGGCGCGTATTACTTTATGCCTACTACTGGTGGGTATGGGCGTAGTGGTATCCCCGATATCATTGGTTGCCTAAATGGTTTATTCTTTGCGATTGAATGTAAAGCCAATGGTGGCGTTGCAACTGCATTGCAGAATAGAGAACTTGCGAGAATACATCTCGCTGGTGGTCGGCCTTTAGTTATCAACGAGTCCAACGTGGAAGGCCTAGAGACATTGTTGCTAAGCAAACAATGACCGTTCCCAAGAAGAAACCATAGAGTTTCGCGATAGGCCAAAATTACAAATAGTTTTAACAGGAGAAAATAAATGGAACAACTTAAATATTCAACTAAGGCAATCCCCTTACGATCTTGCACAGACCCTAAGTTTAAGTATCGCAATTCAGCTAATACTGATGTGCGAATAACATGGCGCAAAGCAAGACTGCTCATATTGCTGACCAAGGGAATGGCGTATGAAAGCCGTACTTGAGTTTACCTATCCGCATGACGAACTCAAGCTCAAGCATGCGCTAAAGGGTGAGGACTACTACTTAGCATTGGTTGAGATCGACAGAGCAATATGCGGAGGGGGTGACCCCGAACAGTTGCTAGATTTAATCCATGAAATAACTTTAGGGGCAAGGGCAGAATGACAGATGCAGAAAAGAAAGCACTCGCCGCCGCTAAAAACAAAGAGTACAGAGAAGCCAACAAAGAGTTGCTAAAAGAGAAACGTCGGGCTTACTTGGAAGCTAATAGAGAGAAGCATAAGGCTCAACAGAAGGCAAGTCGTGAGAAGCACAAAGACAAGATAAAGGCCAAGCTAGAAGCCAAGGGCGAAGATTGGCATGCGGCTGAGAGAGAACGCAGAAAAGCGTACTACTTAGCAACCAAGGAGATACAAGCCCCGAAACGGAAAGCATATCGTGCTACTCGCAAGGAACACATAGCCGCCAAAGCCAAAGAGTATTTTGAAAATAACAAAGAGCATGTGTACGCAAAGCGAAAGGAGTGGGAAGAAGCTAATAAAGAATACGTACTTGCACGCGCCAAGAAATACCACGAAGCTAACAAAGAAGCAAGGAACGCGAGACGACAGGCTAACCGCGAGGCTAATTTAGAACGCGAGTTAGCAAGGAACAGAGCTTGGTATGCGGCTAACAAAGACAAGGTGAAAGCATACGAAGAAGCCAACAAGGAAAGGATAGCAGAACAAAGGAGGAAGCACCATCAGGCTAACAAAGAAAGAATTAAAGCGCGTCAGGATGCACACCGCAAGGCTCACCCTGAGATAGCTAGAGCAAAAGCCAAAAAACAAGTTGCAAAAGCATCGAATACATATATTCGAAGGCTTTACAAGCTACCTGATTCGCCCGAGTTAATCGAAGCGGCAAGGTTAAGACTTTTTATTAAACGCAAAATATGGGAGATTGAAGATGAAACACATCAGTGAACTGACAACAGAGTTATCTGAGTTATACCAAGGACTTAAGAACGGCACAATGGATGTAAAGGTTGCCACAGAGATGAACAACACAGCAGGAAAGATCATAAATGCACAGCGCGTACAGCTAGAGTATGCAGACCTGCGCAAAGAGCAACCTGACATTGATTTTATGAAGACTAAAGCTAAGCCGAAAGCAAAGGTGGAAGCATGAACAGCGAAATACCAACAGCATTTCCTTGGGCTCACGGCAACGTAACTTGTACAGGTATGGGTTTGCGTGACTACTTTGCGGCTAAGGCTATGCAAGGTTTCATAACTGGGGATTACGATTTGCATCCACATGAAGCGGCACAAAAAGCGTATGGGATTGCAGACGAAATGATAAAGGCAAGGGGGCTAGCATGACTAAAGACGATGATGATATTCAAGAATACGTGCGCCCTTGGGTTGGGCTGACAAAAAACGAGGTGGAAACGCTAAGTTACATAGCCGAGGGCAATACATGGATAGCGATTGAACTTGCCGAGGCTAAGCTAAAGGAGAAGAACACATGAAGCCCTTGAGTCAACGAACGGTGAGAACAACCATCGGCATGATGCGTTCAATGGCTAATTGCAAACCGATTAGTCTGTTTCACATAATGGCGGCTAAAGAAATGGAACAATTACTGGAAGAAGTATTGGAGTACAGAAAGGGAAAAAATGATAAAGCAACTAAACGTGTGGGAAAAGGCAATGAGTTGGCGAAAGCGTCAGATGGTAGAAGCTCAATTTGACCCTGATTGCAAATACGAACGCGACATGCGCAACCGAACACTAGAAGAAGTAGCCCGTGAGTTTGAAAAGATGAAAGTTTTTGAAGCGGACACTATGGCTAGCATTGCCATAAATATAAGGAACATGAAAACATGAATGGTTTCGTTAAACGTCAGTTGGATATTGGTAGTAAGCAACCATTTCATAAATATAAAGAGTGCTCGCAGTGTAACGAAATGAAACCGCCTGAGGGTGGCGTTCAGATGAGCCATACCAAATGGCACTGCGTAGTGTGTTGGTCTAACAGAGTAACAAGGAGGAACCTAAACAATGCCAAGGCCGAAACCGCCTGAGCCCCTGATAGGGAGACAGGTACGTATGTCAGATAGACATTGGATTATTTTTAATCAGCTAGGTGGAGCAGAGTGGTTACGACAAACGATTGTCAAGAAAACGCCAATGCCCAAGAAGTTCTATGACGAATTACTAAAGGAGAAGGAGGATGCAAAATGAAATGCCCGAAGTGCAATGTAACCAAGTCGACAGTGAGAGAGACTCGGAAGGTGGAGGAAGATGTATACCGATACCGAATCTGCCTAGGGTGCGGAAACAACTACAAGTCAGTGGAAACACTATTCGAAGGAGTAATCCCAAGGGACAGGTCAACTGGTCAGTATGGTGGCCTTTCGAAAGAGCACAGGGGCAATGGTTGATAGCCCTTAATAAACGCCAACCAAAACAAATAGCATCAACAGAATATGAAGATGCAACTTTTTAAATTCAAGGAAAATCAAATGGCTAAAAAGCTAACACGTGCAGAGAAGATTCGTCGATACATTCGTGACAACCCCACGGCAAAGACTGTGGATATTGCGGCTCATTTTGAGACACGATACCAAAACGTCTACGCTGTTCGTCGCAAAATGGAGACGCCAATGATAGCGAAAGAAAATAACTGGAAAAATCTTGGTGTGTTTAGTTCAAACACAGCTATTAGTCCGCACACAAAACGACTGGTAGAGTTGACTGGTGCAATAGCCGAAAACGTTGAGCGTAACCGAGCTATGCAAGTAGAGTTGTTTGAGACTAAGTCCGACTCTGTCAATAGCCCTGCCCACTATAAGATAGGCGGCATTGAGACGATCGACTTCATCGAAGCTAAGAACCTAGGGTACAACCTTGGTAACGTGGTCAAGTACATCACACGTGCCGACCACAAAGGCAACAAGTTGGAAGACTTGCGCAAAGCTCAGTGGTATCTGACCCGAGCTATTGAGACTGCCAAGTAATCTAATTGGAAACCAAATGAACATAATCACCATCGACTTTGAAACGTACTACGATCAGCAATTCAGTCTGACTAAGATAACAACAGAGGAATACATTCGTGACGAGCGTTTTGAAGCGATCGGTGTTTGTGTCAAGGTAAACGACGAACCGACTGAATGGTTTAGCGGGACACGCGAACAAACAAAAGCGTGGCTCGATAGCTTTAACATGCCGGAGAGTTTCGTGGTAGCCCACAATATGATGTTTGATGGAGCTATCTTAGCGTGGCACTTCGACATCCATCCTAAGGTGCTTGGTGATACGCTAGCAATGGCAAGAGCAGTTGATGGCACGGAGGTTGGCAACAGTCTTGCAAAGCTAGCACTACGCTATGGGTTGGGGGCTAAAGGTACTGAGGTGCTTAATGCGTTGGGCAAAAACCGACGTAGCTTTGCCCCTGACGAGCTAGACCGCTATGGAGACTACTGCAAGAACGACGTTGAGATAACCTATCAACTGTTTAACATCCTTCTTGCGAACTTTAAAAAGAAAGAACTAAAACTCATCGACTTAACTCTGCGTATGTTCACGGCACCAGTGCTTGAGCTAAACCTCCCGCTACTCGAGCAACACCTGATTGATGTGGTATCCAAGAAGGAACAGCTCATAGCCGACGCCAGCGCTGATCGTGAAGTACTTATGTCGAACGAGAAGTTTGCCACTAGACTACGTGAGTTTGGTGTTGAGCCTCCTATGAAGATCAGCCTGACGACAGGCAAACTTGCCCTTGCTATGGCTAAGAGCGATGCAGGGTTTAAAGAATTAGCAGACCACCCTGACGAGCGAGTGCAAGCACTTGTGGCGGCAAGGCTTGGTACTAAGAGTACGCTAGAAGAGACACGGACTCAAAGGTTTATTGACATATCTAAGCGCGGCAAATTACCCGTCCCACTGCGCTACTATGCGGCGCACACAGGCAGATGGGGCGGAGACGACAAGCTTAACCTTCAGAACATACCTCGCAAGTCACCGCTGAAGCTATCGATTATCCCACCCGAAGGCTACGTGCTGATTGACTCCGACTCCTCACAGATTGAGGCTCGTATATTGGCGTGGCTATCAGGACAGAAAGACTTAGTTAAAGCGTTTGAGATAGGCGACGACGTTTATAAGTTGATGGCGGCTTCTATATACGGCAAGACGCAAGATAAGATTACCGATGAAGAGCGCTTTGTTGGGAAGACTACGATTCTTGGCGCAGGGTACGGCATGG